AAAATCAAGAGAAGCAATGGCTAAAGATGCACAGTTTCAAGCATCAATGGCAGGCCTCGGAGAAGGCGTAAGAAATAGCTTCATGTCAGTTACTGATGGATTACAAGACACAGGACTGAAAAATTTTGCCAAAGATCTCATGGCCACTGGCACAGCCACTACAGAAGAAAATCAAAAGCTCATGGCCATGATGCCTCAATCAGCGGCCATGCTGCAGAGAATGAATCAAAAAATGCAGCGAGGTGAAGCAGTAACCTTAGAAGAACGCAACGCTCTTAACAACATGATGAAGTCTGAAGGTGGCAAACAATTACAGAGCATAAAATATGCAGCTTCTGCTAATGCTGAGTTAGGCGGTCTCACTAACTCATCAACAGCTACACAGGCGCTAAACAAAAATGCTCTACTAGAAGCCACAGAAGAACAGAAAAAAGCCGCTGCTGAAACTGATAAGATGAATCAAAAAATGGCACAGTTCCAGCAGGCTATTGCAGAAGTCAGCAACAATTTTAAAATGCTGCTGGCCAACAGTGGTATCTTAGATGTAATGATACAGGCATTCCACGGACTGGTAGGATTAGCCAATCAATATCTTGTGCCTGCATTTAACATAGTGGCGTCGGCGGTAATGAAAGTGGCTAATGGTATAAGCATACTGTTTCAACCTGCACTGGATTATCTAGGAGAAAAATTTGGTGTAGATGGACTAGCAGGCACAGCGCAATTCCTGGACGATGTGTTAAATGCGGTCTTTCCGATATTAGCAGGAGCCATGCGAGGAGCAATTATCGCCTTTGACGGATTGTGGAATGGAATCACAGCTGTTTTCAACCCATTGAAAGAATTATATATCAAAATATTTGGAGTCTCAGACAGTACCAGCAAGTTCAGTGATATCCTTATTGAAGCGGGAGCGTATATTGGAGATGTATTTGAGATCTTAGGCAAGGCACTTGGATTTGTTATAGATCTTATTACCCCTATACTGGTTCCTGCAATTAAAGGCCTAATCGAGGGATTTAAATTTCTCTGGTCGGGTGTAAGAACAATTATGTATAAACTATTAAATTTTGGAGATGTGATCCAAGACGTAGGCATGTTTTTTGACAGTATGTTTGACATGATTCTTAGAGGAATAAACAAGTTTACCTTGGGGCTTAAGGGTATCTCAGAAGAAGAATACAAGGCCCGTGAAGCACAAAGGAAAAAACAGCAGGAAGCTAATGATAAAGACCGGAAAGCTAGAGATGCTGCTAGACTAGGAAGCCAAGAAAATGTTGAGAAGCAAAAGCAGTTGGCCAAGGAAGATGCCAAGAAATTCGGACAACGGACAATAACACATAATCAACTTACTGCAGTTCAGTTCTAAACAAGGTGGCGCAGTTGAAATAGGCATTAAAAAAGGAGAAATCAGCAAGGAAAAAGAAGCAGCAGACAAAGAACTGGCAGCAGCAAAAACTGGTGCTGAAAAGAAAGCTGCCGCAGAAAAAATTGAAGCTGCTGAAGCCAAACTGAAAGCTTTAAGCGAGGCAGAAGCATTGGCCAAACAACGAGCTAGTACTGCACCTGCCGCCGCAGCTAATGCAGACGCTACTAAAAAAGCCATAGAAGCAGAGGCAGAAAAGAAAAAACAAGATGATGCAGCTGCCAAAAAGAAAGCCGAAGATGACGCAGCCGCGAAAAAGAAAGCCGACGAAGATGCCAACAAAAAGAAAGACGATGGCGCGAAAAAACCAGAATCTTCAGAAACCCTGTTAGCGGAGTTAAATACTAAGATGGCAACACTTTTGAAATATACCTGGACAGTAGCAAACAATACTAATGAAACTGTTAATGCTACTAGAGGTCTTACCAAAGATCTATTCAAGTCGCTGTAAGGAAAACAATGAGCTGGAAAAGACATTTTACCCCTGTAAAAATTAATAACTCTAGTGGCTCAATGAGTCCGATCAGCGGCCGTGGCCGTCCTGGTCCGGCTCGTGCCAATTACTCCAGCTTCCTACCAGATGTGTACGCCGGTGCGCCCAATCGTGTGGAACGCTACATGCAGTATGACACCATGGACATGGACTCAGAAGTCAATGCGGCCCTGGATATTCTTACAGAGTTCTGCACACAAAAAGAAAAAGAAAACCGCACACCGTTCAACACATTTTTCAAAGGTAGCCCCACTGCCACTGAAGTAAAACTATTAAAAGACAGTCTACAGAAATGGAGCAAGCAGCAGCAGTTCGAAACTCGCATATTCCGTATTTTCCGCAACGCTCTAAAATACGGTGATTGTTTCTTTGTGAGAGATCCAGAAACCAAAAAGTGGCTGTTTGTTGATGCTGCCAAAGTAACTAAGATCATAGTCAACGAATCCGAAGGCAAGATACCTGAGCAGTACGTGATCCGTGACATCAACTTCAACTTCAAAGACATGGTGGCTGTGACTCCGCATGGCACCACAAACACAGCACCCAGCGGAACTAGTTCATATACCACCGGCGGTGGATTTGGTCGCGGTATGGTCGGCGCAGCAGCACAACCCCCCGGCACTAGATTCAGTAACCAGACCAATGAAGTTACCATAGATGCTAAACATGTGGTACATATCTCCATGAGCGAAGGACTGGACAACAACTACCCTTTTGGCAATTCAATTCTAGAATCAGTGTTTAAAGTATACAAACAGAAAGAATTATTAGAAGACGCGATCATCATCTATCGTATACAACGTGCTCCTGAAAGACGTATTTTCTATGTAGACGTAGGTAACATGCCAGCACACATGGCTATGAGCTTTGTTGAGCGTGTTAAAAACGAAATCCAACAGCGCCGTATTCCTTCATCCACAGGAGGTGGCGCGAATGTCATAGACGCTTCATACAATCCATTGAGCGTCAACGAAGACTACTTCTTCCCACAGACCGCAGAAGGTCGAGGAAGTAAAGTTGAAACATTACCAGGAGGCACCAACCTTGGAGAAATTACAGATCTGCGTTATTTTACTAACAAATTGTTTAGGGCTTTACGCATACCTAGTTCATATCTTCCTACGGCCATAGATGAACAGCCCAACACCATGGCAGATGGCAAGGTTGGTACTGCCTACATACAAGAACTGAGATTCAACGAATACTGTAAACGTTTACAGTCAATGATCGTAGAAACTTTTGATCTAGAATTCAAACTATGGTTAAACGCACAGGGCATCAACATAGACAATGGTCTATTTGAATTGAAATTTAACTCACCGCAGAACTTTGCTGCTTATCGCCAATCTGAACTTGACACAGCTAGAGCTGCAACATTCAGCCAGGTCATAGCTATTCCACATCTCAGCAAGCGATTCGCTATGAAACGTTTCCTAGGACTCAGTGAAGAAGAAATCAAAGAAAACGAAAAACTATGGAGAGAAGAAAACGGCACAGTTCTTAAACCAGATCTTGATGCACAGAGTCAGTTGAGAAGTGTAGGAGTCTCAGCTGGCGGAATGGCTGCAGACGCAGCAGCACAGACAGCAGAAGCACCCCCAGACATGGCAGCCGCCGCAGAAGCAGATGCAGAAGGCACAGAAGCAGCAACACCAGAAGCACCAGTTCAATAATAAATACATTATGCTTCTAAACGAATTTTTTTATTTCAACGAAAAAAACAACGACTTTGCTAATGATCGTAGATACGACGCTGGCAGAGATTCGTCAGTGGTTAAAAAAAGTGACACTAGAAAGATACGTTTAACCCTACGGCAGATCAATCAACTGAGACTGCAGGCAGAAGCACATCAAGTAGAATCAGAGTCTGAACTGGGATTTATTAGGCAAATGTATGCAACCCCAGCAGAAGTACCTGCAGAATAACCCGGCATTTGTCATAGGGAACGGTACCAGCAGACTGAAATTAAATCATCTCAGTGTAATTGATCGCGGCATAGTCTATGGCTGTAATGCGCAATACAGAGAGTATGCTCCGCACTACTTGATAGCTGTGGATGTGAAAATGGTGAACGAAATCATAGGTGCAGGCTATCACAAAAAACATCAGGTCTGGACGAATCCCAACAAAGGTATCAGCACCAAACACAACATCAACTTCTTTTCTCCCCACAAAGGTTGGAGCTCAGGACCCACTGCTCTATGGTTCGCTGCCACACAGGGCCATCAACAGATCTACATATTTGGCTTTGATTACCAAGGTGACAACGGCAAATTCAATAATGTATATGCCAACACTCACAACTATAAAAAAAGCTCAGATTCTGCCACTTACTATGGAAACTGGCTGAGCCAAACTGAAAAAACCATCAAAGAATTTAGGCACGTGAAATTCTTCAGAGTGGCAGATCCTGGTGCTTTTATACCAGATAAACTAGGCCCAACACTGTCAAACCTCAGCCACATCACCTTTGAGGATTTTGACAGAACGTTCCCGGGCACTATATATTCTAATCAAATCAATCAAAAAACTACCATTTAACCCTGGTTTGTAATCTTAGTGTTAAATAACTTACAGCCTTGACTATACAAAGGAGAACATAACATGGCAGACAAAAAACTGTTGCAACAGATGCTTGAGCATCTAGTGAACGACGATCAAACAAAAGCTGAAGAATTATTCCACGAATATGTGGTACAGCAATCCCGTGAAATCTATGAATCTTTGATCGACAGCGAAATCGCTGAGGAAGAAGAAAAAGATAAAGATGACGAGGAAGTAGATGAAGCGTCTCACAAAGAAGAAAACGAAGACGAAGAAAAAGTCGACGAAGAATTTGAAGATATCGCTATCGAAGGCGATGACGAAGATCCAGATATGATGGGCGGCGATCCTACAGATGACCTAGAAGGTGATCTAGAAATGGGCGACGACGACATGGAAGAAAAGTCCGAAGAAGAACTATTCCAAGATCTAGACAGCATTGTTGATGAACTACAGGCCAAATTTGATGAACTCAAAGGTGGTGATGACATGGGTGGCATGAGCGACGATGACATGGGCGGCATGGACGATAAAATGAAAGATGATTTCGATCTTGAAACCGTGCGTGAATACGTGGAAAAAGTTGCTCCTGCAAAAATGGGCGACAACGGTGTCAATAACAAATCAATCGTAGCTGGTAAGAATGACATGGGCGGTACAACTGCCAACATTCTCAGCGGCAAAAATGGCACGCCTGGATCAGAAACAGGCGAACTTAAAGGTTCCGGACTGTTGAAAGGCAAGCCCACTGAAGATAATGCTGGTAACATCAATGTCCCAGGTGCTAAGAACGGGAATGCTTTCTCTAAGAAA